ATTTAGCAATTACCCCCATTGCCTCTACCGTCATCAATAATCCAGACATCCCTTGAGAAATGACCCCAGATCCAATAGTTAAATCTTTTAAATAAACTCCTGGGCCTGTATCTTCTATCTGAAGTTTAAAATCAGGCGTATCCGTTCCGATCCCGACATCGCCGGAGGCTGTTAGCCTAAATAATTCAGAGCCAAGTGCATTTATTACAAAATCGGGGACAAAAGATGTCGATGACGCATCAAACCCATATAATCCAGTTGCATCGTCTAAAAAAAACTTTACTCGATGATTACGAACCCCATCTTTTACTGATAAATTAAAAGTTACTTCGGCATTACCTACTGTTGTATTAACACTCAGATATTTATCTTCACTTCCTACAATTATAAAATCACCCCCTACATCAACATTTCCGTTCGCCAATAAAGAAATCTCTCCCCCAGCCGTGAATAACTTGACAATATCTGTACCGGTATCAATGTCTATATTAGCAACAATCGTATCAGCGAATTTTTCTAAAAAATCTGTCCATAAAAAAGCTGTATTGCCAAGCCAATTCATGGTGGCACGTGGCGGTTTTTGCTGAAAAGTCCATCCCGAATCTTTTTGACCGGATGTAGGCTCATTTATTTCAATCGGAATCGTCGCTAAGGTTGCCCATCTAGGTTGGACTGTTGGTTTTACGGGGAATGTCATTTTAGAATCACCCCATTTTTTATCCGAAGTATTATTTTTGGTTGTGGCTCAGGATATGAAATTTCTAGGCCATTCTTTCCTGTTCTAAAAACAACATGAGGTACAATACCTTCTGGTCGTTTACGTCCTGTTACTAATTTTACCATTTTTAAATTATATCAGATAACTTCAGCTAATTCACCCACATCCATACCAAACGCATTGGGATCGTCTTCAAACCCAAAAGGCGTGGCTGTTGACTGCGTGGCAGTAAACCCAATACCCTCAGCGACGGCATTTGAAAAAATGGTGGCAATCAAGGCCGTAGACCCTATTGGATTGGCTCCAAACGCATTTATGGTGAAACTGGCCGGCGGTAAATCAATCAACTGAACACTAATCGGGTTCATTAAAAGTAAGTAAAGTGAGATCAGTTCTTCTGCGGTTCCCTCAGAATTATATTCAGCGATCCGGCCAAACAAAATTACCCGGTAATCATCATCTGATAAACCTTCCCGACCTTGATCCAGAATAAGCCCTATATCATCCAGTTGTGCATCTTTAGCAGCAAGAAAACGCCTTTTTTCTATGATGTCAAAAAAGACTTCCTCAAGAGCTTGTAATCGGTCAACATAAATGGAGATTAACGCCGTTATGTTTGGTAATTCTTTGTATTGACCAATAAGCCGGTCAAGGGCTTGTTCGGTATGGTTTGTGATTTTAGGGACGGGCATGAGCTTTTATCCTAATTAATGCAGTAAAGGATTTATTACACGATGGACATTTCATTTTCAGATCAAAATCTTTTGAAATATCCATAGGGCGTTCTGAACATTCAAGAAATCCTTCAAAATCACATGAAGGACATTTTAAATTTGTACTACGATCAGAAACAGTCATGCTTTTTTACCTTAATTAATCCAGTAAAACATTACACGTCGGCCTTTTATTAAAATGGCTTTTCCCATAAATTTTACCCTTCGGATATAATCGTGTACAAATCATTTAGCATTTCTTCCTCTTGGCTATAGCTACTTTTTGTCATCATAAACTCTATTTTCAAGACAGTTAATAGCTTTCTTTAGTAACTCCATGCCATCTATAACTGATTGATGCATATCATCGCATTCTTGAAATTCATCACATACATTTCTAGCCTTTTTATATATTTCTAAAAGCTCTGGCACTAAAGACATCGCCTGAGCATCATCCTCACTCTTTTCGCTCCAAACATTAAACCCGTGATTTTCCTGTCCTATTCTTAAATATGATACATTATTATCTTTATGCTTACGTTTATATCCCCATTCAGATTCAGTTATTTTTGGACACCATATTTCTCTCATTACGAATTCACCGTGATCCGAGACCCATCAAAATCCGACTTCTCTACTGTTCCTATAGGGATATTATCAGACAAAGTAGGTGATGGAGACGTCCCAATTAGTATTTCAATCCCGATTATCCCAGCAATCGTGTTTATCGGTGTGAAAAGCTGATTTACGATCACATCTTGGTTGATCCTGAAATCCTGAGTAAATGCCAGAATCGCATCTTCCACATCCTGATCCCCTGTAGCTGGATATAGAGGACCTTCGGTAGGATCAAGGTTTTGAACAATATTCACGATCATGTGTATTTCAATCACCGTCGCACGTGAAAATCCAATATCATGTGAGAATCCCTGCGAGTCAATAACTGGCACCGTTATGCTGCCAAAAGCCTGAATGCCTTCAGCGCCAGAGGCAAAAATCGTTTCTGCAATGTCTTGGTCTACACCGCCATCAACGATGGTTTCAAAACTGTGAGGTGGCCGGCCATCTAGATCTATTGCAGAGGTACGATTCCCGACTACAATGACCTGGATGACATCTTCCACGGCCAATACTGCATTTCGGATTCCCTCATTAGCTGCGGTCCCTTTTTTCTGTAGGTTTTCTTTTCTTGTTTGCTTAAATTCGGAATCGGTCTGTATATCCCTACCCAAAATCGCATCTAGGGAATTCGTTAGTTGGGTTACGCCGGCCACGGGAGTTTCGATAACGGTAAACGTATCGGCATTTGCTACCGTCGGACCGGTAACTTCGGCCTCAAATTCCACATCAATGAATGGTGGGAATCCTTTAGTGTCCTCTGTTACCGTGACAGTGACCGCCGTCGATGGAAGTAAAACAAGCGTATTATTCGTTACCTGGAGTTTCGCCTGCGTCGTTTCACCATCGGCACCGGTAAAGGTGATTATAAAGCCAGAAGTAAAGTTTCCACTTACTGATACGGCACTCAACGTAGTTAAGGCATTCAGCGCATTTTCGATATCAATCGCTGCATCGGAAAACAAGATTGCCGTTGTTGTCTCCAACCCAAAAACCAACTGAAAACTCCCTGAGTCGGGTATATCAGAAAATGCTAAACTTTGAACCTCATCAATGCCGGTAGCCCCGATGGTTGCATCCAGGAGGGTTTGGAATCTTGACGTCGGGGAACCAAAAACTGAACCAATGAAACCCGCAGCAACCAATGTGGTCGGTGTGCCTCCGATTCGGCCCGTTAGTATTGAGCTAGTAGCCGCATCTCGTGTTTCATTCGTGAGAGAAGCAAGATTGTCTACGTCTATATTTTCAGCTTTCTCAATAGAAAAGGAATCATAAATAGCTTGAGCAAGTTGCCACAGCAAAGATTCTCTTTCGGCATAAATCGCTTTTAATTGTCCAGTTTTGCTTTCCGTAGATAAATTGTGTTGTTGACCGAACGCTGCCTTAAAAGCATCGATAAGCTCTTTATCAATATCCTCAAATCGTTTTATCTCAAACCCTACGGGTGTGACACCAAAAGCCATTAAACAAGCACCTCATTTAATATGATGATACCATCTTTGGCTTGAATTTGTGTCTCTACACTCAAATTTCTTTCATCAAAATCTAACTCAAAACTTTTCAAAGAAATTACCCCTTTTTTATTGAGAATATCATCCTTTAGAATAGAGGATACTGTGTTGATTTCAACCCCTTTTTTCAGTATTTCTTGAAAATAAGGAACCCCCGCCGTTACATCAGAAAATGCCTCGCCTAAAAATAGCCTTAAGCCATTGGTAACGAGTTGCTTTACGAGATCAATTCCATCGACTAAAGGAAAGTCATTGTCTTCGATTGCGAAATCGCCGTTAGTGGTTGATTTAAAGTCCATTTTTGTCTAATCCAAAAAAGTCTAAATTTATTCCTAAGGAAGAAATTCCCATCATGATTAAAATAAATAAAATTATCGCCGCTTTAATTAGCAATGAAAAATATAAAGGGTCATCCATTTTTGATTTAAATCCATATCATAACCTCAAAAAAACAAAAACCAACACAGCCACGAGACTCCAACGCCAAACCGCTTTTGAGGCGAGCATGCCTAGTATCAATAATGTAAAGCACCATGCCATTGTTGAGGCTATACCTTGAATAGTTTTAATCATCACGAAATAGTCCCCAACCCCACCCCGGCGCCTAACTGAACACCGGGCACGGTAACAAGCCCATTCGTCACAATATGATTAACAATTTCTTGAGCGAGATTCTTGTATATTTGATCAATTTGAGCATCGGTTACAGGCTCATCAGTTGGGATAATCACCGTTGCGGCCCGGGCAGCGTTGGCCATAGCGGTTCCGAGTTGTGTTGCGTTTAGTGGCATTGGTGATTTTTTCCTATTTCTTTAAAGTATCAAACCGAGTCTTCAAGGCCAAAAAGTTAGCAGCGTTTATAGGTGGCTGCGGCCCTAATGACGTATTTGTCAAAATATTAGCACATTCTTGCATCAATTCGCTAACCAAACCCAAAACTTCCTCACTATTGTTTTTCAATTCAAACTTCCCGTCTGGCGGTATCTGTAATATAGATGATCCATTTTGAATTAAAATGTCCGTAGGATGCGATTTGATACCCTTTCCGATGGGTGAAGATGCGGGCGTGGCCGTTGCATCTGAAATATCGAATATCCTAGGATCTTCTGGGTCAACAATTCCGCCATCACGTTTCCAAATATCTATTGATCTCTCAGCGAAATCAAGCCAAACCTGATCACCTTTTTTTATGGGAATCGAGATAATGGTAGTCCCTGTTTGAAAAAAACATAGTGGGACATCTTGAATGACAGATAGCGTCACCACCTCATTATTCTTTACGTATGTTCTTTTTAAGGCAGGGATCACGTCTACTGTCTTTTGGTCATGATTTACCTTCTCAACGATACCTGGTAGACGGGTATGGATATTTAGGAGTCCGGTACGGACGCCTAGTTTGATTAACTCAGAAAGAGATAGGGTTTCAGGCATCAATCAGAACCAAAAAGATTAGAAAAATGACATTTGATTTTCATAATTAAGCTCTTCTTTTTTTATCTCTATGCCGATGGGTATTCTGCCAAGTTTCTCCGTGACTCTAAATGTCGTTCCGCTTCCTGAAAAAGGATCAAGAACAATATCTCCGCTATCGGTAAACAATTTTATAAAAAATTCTGGCAACCATTCAGGAAACGCCGCGCTGTGTCCTGTATTGTGGCACACTGGAGGCTTGTGTAATACGTTTGATGGGTTGACCGTGCTCTTGCCTTCCCATGCAGCAATTTTTCTGCCAATTTTTGCATTAGTCGCAGATTGCTGCCTTGTTCTATCGTTGGCACTCATATTACGCAGGCGGGCATCAGTCCATTCTCCGATAGGAATTTTTACGGCTTTCTGACGCATTTTTATGTCCGCAGTTTTGCTGAAATGTATGATGCGCTCCCAGGAATCCCTAAAGCGATATTTCCATTTTCCAGGTGCAGACGTCGTCTTGTGCCAGATGTATTCCTCTACCCATCTAAAACCCGTCTCTCGTTTTAAGCCAAGTATCAGATCCAGGACGTAGGTATGACGCTCTCCATCAACAGCCTTTTCTTTGATATTCAGCACAAATGAGCCAGTGGGTTTGAGAATACGTAGCATCTCCACCCCCCTTTCTAAAAACCATTCTACATAGTCCTCTGGTGATATACCGCCATAAGTATGTGCTCTGGCGTCTGCATATGGAGGGGAAGTGACAATCAGATCAATGAAATTTGATGGCATTTCTCTCATGACATCCCGGCAATCGCCATGGTGCACCTGATTTATCCACTTTTCTTTTTGTTCTTTATTCATTCTTAAACGCTTCCCCTTTTATAGTCCAATCATTTGACCTGGTATCCCCTTTATAACTCGCCTTCCTCACATTAAAAAAGCCATCCACAATATCGCTTTCGATCTTTATTGTTGAGTTTGGCTTGATTTTCGGGATAAGTAAAGATGTGAAATCCACACCCCCATCCTCTCTTTTAACCGGGATATTCAAAAGTCCGGTATCTGAATTTAATCGAATACCCGTAGTATTTATAACTTTGTTAGGGATCCGAATGTGAACCTGCTCATCTTGAACATTCCATTCTAGGCCTAGCTTTTTGGTTAGGGTATCCATTATTGACTTCACCGGGCCGGATAAGTTGAGTGAGCTGACAAAAGTCGTAGGATTTTTGATTAAATCCGCAATATTTTCATTGTTTACTGTGATGTTTTGTTTTTTGAATAGCCCTAAAATACTTTGGATAGCAGATTTTACAGTCACGCCCTTGGCAAACGTTTTCTCAATATGTGTTTCCTCTATAGCTACCTCAGCATCCCCGCATTCCATGGTAGTTACAAAATCAGAGCCAGCTCTTTTTGTTGTTGCTCTACGAATATCGCCTCTAAAAATAGTCTCCAAAACAGGGTTTTGAAATTGCCCCGCATAGCCTACATTCAAAATTATTTTTTGGCCTTTTAGTAAAAATTTGCTTCGTGTGGTCTCACTCAGATTGAAAATCGTGATGCTCGCTTTATTCGCATTACTCTCCGAGGTTTTTTCAATTTGAAAGGATATGCGAAGATCTGTAATGCTAATGCCTTGCGGTAAAGGACCTACGAGAGGCTCGGCATCTTCTGGCCTTGCCGTAATCTCAGGGAAAACGATGACTTCGGCTTTTCGGTTGAAGTTGATGGACATAGGGTAATTTTAACACAATTGGCGGAGAGTGAGGGAGTCGAACCCCCGCTAGTCTTACGACTACTAACGGTTTAGCAAACCGTCCCCTTCACCACTTGGGTAACTCTCCAAAACTAATTTACTTGATTGGCAAAAAAAGAGCAACCGTGAAATACGACTTGACGGCATGCCGTATTGTCGGTATACTTAATGCATACAGTTTAGAAAAGCACAGGGATGGCTCGCTACTTAGCTAAATAAATTAAAAAAGAAGGTACTGATAATGAAAACAAAAAACGAAATCTTTTCCTCTGTAAATGAGCTTTTCGAAAACCTTGAAATTCGTGAGAAATATGTCTTGAGAAAGACCGGATCAATTTTACTTGAACTTGATGATAAACAAGAGTTGATAGCACTTTCCGTTCTTGAGAACATTGTCGAAAAGAAGGACGGGACTATGCGTGAGGCTTTGGTTGCTCTTAAGAAAATTAGAGATAGAGAAGTGACATAAAAAATGACATATAACCAAAATATGATAGATGGCCTTAATTTACTTAAAAAACTTGAGGAAATAATAGATGAGACAATCACAAATATTTATACTCAAGCACGGCTAAAAAGCAATGATGACGAGCTTCCTTTCTTAGCGGTCATTGAAATATGGAAAAAATCCATAGATTTAGATAACGATTTACGTTCAACAAAAATACATATTGATTACATGCGCAGTGTATTAATCAGGATGAGGCCATCAGAGGAGATGAATAATGAAGATAATTGATATGTCAAAAAAATCGAATCTTGGTGGATTTAAACTTCTGAAAGGGAAACCTAAGGAAGGCCAATGTCCTGAATGTGCTGTAACACACGAAAAAGATCAACCACACAACCAACAAAGTATGTTTTATCAATACTCTTTTAAGGAAAAACATGGACGATGGCCGACTTGGGAAGAAACAATGAGCCATTGTAGCAAAGAAATACAAAGAGAATGGAAAATCGAATTAGCCAAATGGTTTTCTTTCAGGACTTCATCCTTAAATAGATTTTTACCAGCACAAGAAATTGAAGGGATTAATCATGGAAAAAAGAGTAAGACTTGAGCTTCGGATACCTCTCGAATTGAAACGTAAGTTAAAGATAAAAGCAGCCTCACAGGACTTCGTATCCGTTAATCAATTTATGATTTTTATCCTTGATGCTTATGATAAAAATCATAAACTCTTTGAGATTAAAAAGGGAAATCATGATGAATCCTAAAAACCATGAGGCTCTTGAAGTTTTGATTTTATCCCCTGCTTATCAGGACATCCTTGTTGCCATTGAAAACGTTTCTCCCCGTGATGCTTTGGCTATTAAGGCCGCCTTGGCTAAGCTGGCTATCCAGGTTGCAAATGATATTACGGATGCCAAAATTGTCCTTGCCAGACAGAACAGTTTAATCGACTTACTAAACAGGAGGAAAAAATGACAACAGCAACAGTAGAGCAAAAGGTAGAACGTTTAGATGAGAGAGTTGAATGGCTTGAAAAGATCAATAAATTGGTCACTAAAGAGGACTTCGATTTGGGTATCGAGAATGTTAAAGAAAAAATCGATAATTCTGAATCTCGATTGAATGCAAATATGGGAAATTTAGACAACAATCTAAAGGCCAGCATGAAACTTATGGAGACAGGATTAAGATATGATATATCCACTTTTGAAGAAGGGCTAAAGGGTGAGATGAAGACGCTTAAAAATGGTTTAACTGGTCATATGGATACCCTTGATAAGGGCTTACGTGTGGAGATGGTTGCACTTGGCGGTAGGATGACATTCCTTCAATGGGGTATAGGGATTGGCTTTATAATCGGCTTTGGCGGAATTAGCGTTCTCATAGCTATCGGTACGGGAATGTTTAACTAACCAGCTTAACCCAGGAGAGTTTGATCTCGGAGACAGGGTTAAGCTGAAAAGAAAGGATTACGAAAATGGGAAAAATAATAGAATTATTTAAAGCTACGAAAGAATTTAGTGAGGCTATCTCTTTTTTTGATATGGAATGGATGAATTATAAAGACTTACAAAAAAAACCCAAATATTGGACTAAACTTGAATCTGCTTTTTATGACTTAAAAAAAGCGAAAGAAAAGATGAGCTTGATAAACGAAAAAGAAAACAAAAAGGAGCAACAAAAATGAAAAAACTAATTCTAACTATCTTAATCTTTGGGGGCTTGGGGAAAGGAGAAAAACGATGACCGACCGAGAGCTTTTAGCTGATTTATTAGACAATAGCGTAACCAAGGCAAGGAAAAAACTCAAAGAGACAGGACAGATTGAGAATAATGATGTTATTCCTTTGGTTCTTCATGACTATCATGGGCGCTTTGATTCCATTGACGAGCACTTTGATAAAATGGATGAAAATTTTGGGTTATTCGTTACTGAGGTACAAGAAGGGTTTAAGGTATTACTTACCAAAGAAGAGTTTAATACGCACACAAAAGCCTTAGGGCAGACAATGGGTGCATTGAACACAAAGATGGATACCCTTGATAAAGGCTTAAATTACCGCATGGATATTCTTGAGAAAGGGTTAACCCATAGTCTACGTTCTACTCAATGGCTTATAGGCCTTCTCGTTTTTATTTTCTTGGCTTTAATGGGAACTGTTATTACCTACGGACAGATTCTTATATCGACCCTTTCGTTATTAACAAAATAGAGAGTCATTGGAAGGGAGCATAAAAGGATAGATTATGAACATAATGGCGTTAGCGATACTTTCGTTTTTTATAGGAGCTTTTTGTGGGGTCGCAATCAGTGAAGCCTTTGTTAAAAACAATTGGGGTGAGGCCGATTGGTGTAGAAATATTCTGATCGTCTGTATTGTCGCCATTTCTATTACTATCTGTACTTGTATTTTTGCTCTTATTCTTAATCCAATACTTAACAATTAAACAGAAGGAGCACAAAAATGAAAAACAAAATGGCTAAACTACTTCTTAGCATTCTGATCTTTGGGGTTATGGGGAAAGGAGAAAAACGATGACCGACCGAGAGCTTTTAGCTGATCTTTTAGACAGTAGTGTTGTGAAGGCAAGGAAACATCTCAAAGAGACTGGCCAGATTGAGAATAAAGACGTGATCCCTTTAGTTCTCCATGATTATCATAGCCGTTTCGATTCCATTGATAAACAGCTTAACGAAGTCGTAACGTTGATTAATGAAGATTTGATCACAAAGAAGGAGTTTAATGAGCACATGGCAACTTTAGATCAAAGAGTTGCTAATGTGGCCGGGGCCTTGACAATTAATACAGAAGGCGTGAGATCAGCTATGACCGAAACAAAATGGCTTTTTTTGTTTTCGGCGGCGGTTATCACTATTATTTTCGCTGTCTCTAAAGGGTTGTTCGTAAACTAGCTTAACCCTATCCCCAAGGTCGAAAAGTTTAAAATAAAAAAACAGGAGATTGATTATGATAAAAGTTGTAATT